CACAAGTCATAAACCCAATGTCAGTGAGCGTAACTTCACACAACTTGCCAGTCTTAAATACATTGAACCAAAGCGAGATTAAAATTTATGATGCCTTACAAACAATGCACATATCAAAATGTTCCAGCATTGAAGTAGCTGAACACTTAAAAACCTGTATTCAGTTAAGCGGTGCAGTTCCACCTACAAGCCCTGAATTTCAGTTCCTAGTTGACTTTGTACTAAAGAATTATGGAATATTTAAACTAAAGGAATTAGGAGCAGCATTTGAACTTTATGTTTTAGGTCGTTTAGATGTAGATAGGAACTATGGTTCATTTAGTCCTAAATTTTTTGGCGATGTAATGGCTGAATACAAAAAGATAGCAGTACAGGTAAGGCAAAAGACACAAATAAACGAAATAAACGAAACACCAATGCAGATAAATGAAGAGCAAGTTATAAAGGATGAAAAAGAATGGTGGGATAAATCGGAGCAAAAGAATTGGAAATTCTTAAACCATCAAGTATTTGATTATATGTGGAAACGAGGTCAAATTAAAATATCAAAGGAACAAGGCGAAAATATAAAAGCCAAAGTAAGGGCAATATTTTTAGCACAATCAAAGAAACCTAATGATATGCTAATTGATGATGAAACAATGAGGCAACAGTGTAAAAAGTATTCTTTAATGATGCACTTTAACAACCAATTATAATGGAAACATTCATACCAGCAGAAGATGTATTAATACGAATTAAATACCATCCTGACATCACACCACAAGAAAAGGCAAAGTTCCAAGAACAAATAAAAGGTCTTTATATGACCGATAAAAGAAAGGAGCAGACATTTAAAAAAGTTATAACAAATCAAAAAAGAAATGAAAGAACTATTAAAACTAACGATTGAGTTTACAAGGATATTTATAGGCTTTATCCTTGCCATTACCATATTGGTAACATTTGACTTTTACTACGAAATTAAACGATTATTAAAATGAAATATTCATCCAGCTTTACCCACGACCTAAACTTTGGCGAAAAAGCCGAAGATTTAATAAATTATATGTTTTCAGATGGTAAACATATTGAAGTAAAAAACGATAGGTTAATTCATAAAACAGGAAACTTATTCTTTGAATACGAATCAAGAGGTAAGCCCAGCGGATTAGCAACCACCACCGCAGAGTATTGGATTTATAGAATAGATGAACTTGATATATCTTTTATATTCCCAACAAAAGCACTAAAACAAGTTTGTAGGGTTTACTATAAAGAAAACTTATTCCTTAAAAACGGAGGTGATAACAACAGTTCTAAAGGATTTTTAATTCCATTAACAAGATTACTAAACGACATAGCAAATGAACGGAGCAGAGAATTCACAACCAGTGAGAATGATATACCTAGACAACAAACAAGAAACAATATTTAAATCAGTATCCTACGCCCATAGAGTAACAGGAATTAACGAGTATCAAATAAAGCAATGTTTAAACCCTGTAAACAAGAAACGATTTACCCATAATGACCGAATAGTTGTTTTTCGCACTATAAAACCCTAATTTTGCATTATGGCTTTACAATCAATACCAAGATTAACCGCAAAGGCACAACAAATATTTAACCGCTACATTAGGACTAGAGATAGTCAAGATGGATATTTTACCTGTATTAGTTGCGGTCAAGTAAAGGATTATGAAGTTATGGATGCTGGGCATTATGTTCCTGTCAAGGGTAGTTCAGCATTAAGGTTTGATGAATACAACGTAAACGGAGAATGTAAATCTTGCAATGGATTTGACCAATTCCACCTGATAGGATATCGCAGAAACCTAATTGATAAGATAGGCGAACGAATGGTATTACACCTAGAAAGCCAACATAGGTTAATTAAGCGTTGGAGTAGAACCGAACTTAATGAAATAATTGAAAAGTATAAATAATGGCGAAACTAAACGCAGCTGGTAAAGTAAACTTTGGCACAAGAAAAAAAGGGAAGTACAAAAAAAGTAACGGACCGAAAGACAAACCAACAAAACCATACAATAGACAAGGATAATGAAAGATACATTCTCAAAGAAAGAATATAACTGCAAGTGTGGAACTTTAAATGAAAGGTACATTTGGCATAGTGAACTTAAAACCTATACTTTTAAATGTAATAAATGCAGTAAAGAATTGGACATAAAAAACTATAAAAGTAAGGAAGTGCCACAAACTGCATCCATTAGAACACCAACAAAAAACCGATAATGTTAATACCAGCAATCATATCAGTCATAATAGCCTTACCATTATCAATTTTATGGGTGTATTTACTTGATAAAAACAAAAAAGACGATGACGTATAATTTTATACTTGGGTCAGTATTTTTAATAATGTTATTATTTTCAATTATAGCACTTTATAAAATATTAAAGCAAATAGACAAAAAATGAACATCAACGAAATCAAACCAAACCCAAACAATCCTAGAATTATAAAGGATATTAAGTTTAAACAACTGGTTAAGTCAATCCAAGATTTCCCCCAAATGCTTGAACTCCGACCAATTGTCATTGATGAAAACAATATGGTTTTAGGTGGCAATATGAGACTAAAGGCTTGTATTGAAGCTGGGTTAACCGATGTTCCTGTAATTCACGCTAACAATTTAAGCGAGGAAAAGAAAAAGGAATTTATCGTAAAGGACAATGTCGGCTATGGGGAGTGGGATTGGGATGACCTTGCTAACAATTGGGATGCTTTAGAATTAACGGAATGGGGATTAGATATACCAAACTTTGATGTAAACAATTTAGAAGCCGAAGAGGATGACTTTGCAGTACCAGATGGCGGAGTTGAAACGGACATAGTATTAGGGGATTTATTTGAAATAGGAGAACATAGATTACTTTGTGGGGATAGTACAGATAGCGACCAAGTGGCAAAGCTAATGAACGGACAAAAGGCTGATATGGTATTCACTGACCCACCTTATGGTATGAATTTAAATACTAATTATGCTGATATTCATAAAAATCATATAGGAGAAGCCAAAAATCAAAATAAAATTATAGGAGATGATAAAGATTTCAATTTTTTAGAATTCTATGCTTTATTTGAATATGTTAAAGAACAGTTTTGGTGGGGTGCTGATTATTATAAAAATGAAATACCAAAAGAAGGATGTTTTTTAGTATGGGATAAAACATTAGGAGAACACAAAGAAAGAATAGGAAATGAATTTGAAATTTGTTGGAGCAAACAAACTCATAAAAAAATAATTGATAGAATAAAGTGGGTAGGTTTTGTTGGGATAAAACAAGATGATGGCAAAAGAGTACACCCTTCACAAAAGCCAATTGAATTATGTTGTAGATATATAAACGATTATTCAAAAGAAAAAAATATAATAATAGATTTATTTCTTGGTTCTGGTTCAACTATGGTAGCTTCACATCAACTTAAACGCAAGTGCTATGGTATGGAATTAGACCCTAAATATTGTCAAGTTATAGTAGACCGAATGAAGAAATTAGACCCAACCTTGATAATCAAAAAGAACGGAGTAACTTTGTGATTCAGGCAAAATACAGGCGATATGGCAATACCTAACCAAGAAATAGGACAATTTAAGAAAGGAGTATCAGGAAACCCAGCAGGGAAACCTAAAGGAGTTGAACATAGCAAAACAAGACTATTGCGTTTATTACAACTCGTTACTAAAGTGCGTAACCCTGTTACAGGCGAAGATGAGGAATTTACAATAGCAGAACAATTAGATATGAAGATAATTGCAAAGGCAATGAAATCCGATTTAAGGGCTTATCAGGAGATACTTGACCGATTAGAAGGCAGAGCAAAACAAACAACCGACATAAACGCAAACATTCAAGGTAGCGTTCAAATAGTAATACAAGAAGATGACCGATGCAAACCAATTGAAGATTAATGCAACACCTGTATTCTTTGCCAACAAAAGAGCATACGAAGGCAGCTATCCTGTCATTTGCAATGAAGGTGGCACAAGGAGTTCAAAGTCTTATTCCATTGTTCAGTTACTGATTGAGATAGCCTACAACAATCCAAAGACAAGGATTTCAATAGTATCGCATTCCCTTCCACATATCAAACGAGGTGTTTATAGGGATTTTAAAAGCATAATGGAGAATTGGGGTTTATGGCAAGACAATGACTTTAGCTTTTCCGATTTTATATACACTTACCCAAATGGGTCTTACATTGAACTGTTTGGATTAGAAGATGAAAGCAAGGCTAGAGGACCAGCAAGGGATATTCTATTTATAAACGAAGCCAACTTAATCAAAAGAACTTTATACGACCAATTACTAATGAGAACCACAGGTAAGGTATTCCTTGACTGGAATCCTGCTGACTTTGTTAATTGGGTTTATGAAGTAGCTGACAATCCTGAAAACAAACGCATCCATTCTACATACCTAAACAATATCCCAAACCTATCGGATTCACAAATAAAAAACATTGAGCAGTATAAAAACCTACCCGATGACTTTATGTGGAAAGTTTACGGATTAGGGCAAAGAGGTGCAGCAAAAGAATTAATCTACACCCAATGGAAACTTTACGACACCGCACCCGAAGGCGATGTATTCTATGGTCTTGACTTTGGATATGTGCATCCAGCTGCACTCATAAAGGTTACACATCACGAAGGCGAAAACTACTTTGAGGAAATCATTTATC